CCGCTGTATATATGGCGGCGTTGATATCGCTGAGAGATTTTACCGAGCCGGAAGAATATGTAATAATATCTTCACGAAATTTTTTAAGATCCTCCCCTGTCGCACTGACCGACGTGCTGATTTGCGCGAAACTGCCATTAAACTCCGATGATTCTTTAATGGCCAGGGCCATCCCGCCGGCAACCAAAGCGGCCAGGACAGCGTCCAGTTTTAAAATGCTGTCTGCCGCACCGGCAAACGGCGCGGAAATGTCATTGACTCCGCTTGAAAATGATGTCATTTTTGATTCAATCGTATTCAACGCCTTTTCAAGCTCCGCCGACTTCGCGCCGAATATGATTTCTACTGTTTTTGATAAATCGGCCATTTTCGTTTCCTCCCTGGTTTAATGTTTTGTTTCTCTTTTGCCGCCCGTGACAAATAAAAAGTCGACCCACGCTGTTTTGAGACGATCCGCTGCAGCTATAATTGCCCTGACGCGGTCATAAAGTTCGCGCTGGTGTGATTCTGCTAATTTCATCAAATTGAATATTTGCGCCTTCAACTCCTTGTCATCGGCAAAATCACGCTGTAAGTTTTTCATGTCTGTCAGAAGTTTTTCCGCAAGTTCAACATCCTCTGTTTCCTGGACAAGCTTATTTTTTTCGGCGATTTGCTCGAGATGCCGTTGTCGCTCCTGCTTCTTATTTGTAATCTTTTCGATCAATGCATCGACATCCTTAAAATATTTTTCCATTTATGGTTCCTCCTGTTTTAATTTTTATTTATTTACCAGCGGCTTGGCGCTTGCTCCCGTGGGTTTGTTGTGCGGCGTGCAGGTGCCGCCGTCTCCGCTGGCGGTATTCCTCTAATCGCATTTTCCAGCGCCGCCCAGTCAAAATGCACCATACCGGCTCTGATTGCCGCAGCGTATGAGTAAACTTCGCAATCCAGCGCTTCATTGCGCGGCCCGGCCAGCGTCCATTCCATCTTTGGAAAACCTTTGACGTAGCGCGTTATTAATTTCTCCGCTGTGAGTTGGATAAAATAGGCGTCTTCGACTCCGATTGGAAAGTGATAAAAGCCGGGTCCGGGTTCGGTAATTTTTAACCGGGCATAAATTGTTGATTTTGCAGTGTCGGCTCCGACCGGCCAGAGCTGGCAGCCGCCAGGGATCTTTTCTCCGCGCCATGTCATGTCCACGGTGGAAGGATGACCGATGATCGGCTTACCGGGTTGACTCATGCCTTTTATCGCGATGTAGCGCGGATTTCGACGGGCGAAAGCATAAACGGCGTTTGTGTGATGTCCGCCACTGTCGATTGCCGCGCATACGATGTGAAGTTCTTGTCCGGTTGCGTGCTGAAATGGCCTCGATAAAAGCGACTCAAGATTAGCCCAGACTTGAGCCTGCGCTGGATCGCCGTAAATTTCGCCCCAGTAAATCAGCCAGGATTCTTCTCCCCGGCCCCATGCACGGATTACAACAGCCAGGCGGTTGTCTTGAACATCGACCCCGGACGTCAACAAAAGACCGCCCATAGGTATTGTCAGAATTTCGTAAGCCTCGGAGCGCGCTTTGATCAGGCTCCATTCAGGCTGTTCGCCGATTTCTTCAAATGTTTCCCCCAGTCGCGTATTGCACCACGCTTTTAAACGTTCTTTAAAACATTTTGCTTCCAGAAATTCTTTCACAATTTGTAGCCAGCTTACCCAGCCGAGAGGCGAATAAAGTGAGCTGATCTGATAGCCGCGCTTTTGACGATCCGGGCGCGTCGGGATCCATTTGCCGCGCTCCAGCATAGCCGGTTTATGATGCTCATCAATCCGGCCATGACAATACTTGCATTCATACCAGGCCAGGATCGGAGTGCCTTCTGCATCCCGGTCAAACTTGATTCCGAAATCAGCACCTTCGCCGCCCCAGACAAGGCGCTGGAATTCGCCACAAAGAGGGCAGGGCACATGATAATAGCGCTGATCGCTCATTGTGAAACTGCGCTCAATGCGCGATATGCCCTTGATCGTCGGAGTTGAGACTTCAAATATTTTTTTGCGTTTTCCGTAGGTGTCCGTCCGTTTTCGCGCGAGTTCAGCCGGATCTCCTTCGCCGCCGACGTCCACATCAAATCCGTCCACGTCATCAAGAAATAGATATCTGATTGATTTCGACCGGAAGAACGCGCCGGAGTTGGAGCCCGACATAAACAGGATCCCGCCCGGAAATTCTTTTGTTTCGATGGTATTACCGCTATCGCGGGAGCGGGCTTCGCGGATCTTGTCTTTGAGACGCGGCGTATCGTTGATGGTGGGTTGCATTTTCTGTTTGCTGTGATCACGCGCCAGATCGCCCGTCGGGAAAACCATCAACATCGGCCCGGGAGTAATATCAACAATGAATCCAAACCAATTGTTTGCCACTTCCGTAAATCCGAGCTGGGTGCCCTTCATTACACAAATTTCAGCAACGGGACTGGTCGGTGACAGGCAATCCATGATTTCGCGGACGTAAGGCGTGCGCGAGCTGCGATAGCGCCCCGGCTCGCTTGATGATTTTTTCGGTAGGATCCTGTAACGATCGGCCCACTGGGTTACGGACAATTTCGGATCAGGCCGAAATCCCCTTAAACATGATTTTTCGAATGCTTCCCGAAATTTTTCAGTTTCCAATGACGGCCTCCGGTCGATCCAAGCGTTCTATCGCCTGGCGAATTTCATTGTCCAGAATCTCGCGCACTTTGTTTTCATCGGTTTCGCCGGCCAGGATTGGCGTAATCCGATCGGAAATTGTCAGCATCGCGTCGCGGGCGTGTCGAAACATTGTGAAGGCGGTGTCCAAAACGACAGGCACAGCGATATATTTCTTTTCTTCGATAGCGTTGCGACGTTCCTGATTTTTAATTTTTAATTCATTGATTCGAATTTCTTGCTCCAGTTTTACGCGTTGCTGATCGTCAAGGTTTTCCTGAATTCTCTTTCCCGTGACGATCTGCCGCAAAAATGTCCGGGCATATTTGTCCACGGCGGGACGTAGGTATTTTCCGTCTCTTTCCGGGCTGATTTTTCCTTGCTTGCGGTGGTTATACAAATTAGATTTTTTAATTTTCCAGCCTTCAGCTTGCAAATAGGCCATGACAAGTTTAAGATTATCGAAAGCGTCGACATTGGTGCCGCGGTCAAGGGGACGGGTTTGACTTTCTGATGAAGGCGTTTTGGGTACAGTTGTACCCAAATTATCAATTATCTCTGTTGATGATATAAGTTTATCTTTTGTTTCATTATCGGTTGTCATTTTATTTCACCTATGAAATTTTTATAGTCGATCTCCGTAGCAGGATGATTCAGGATATAATCCATAACTGCCTGTTCTTTAAAAACCAGCTCGTTGATGCGGCCGCCGACGTATTTGCCGTTCCGCAGCGCCGTATATCGATCAGGCGTGTTAATGATTTTAACTGATGGGTTATTGAGTAAAAGCCTGTACGTCTCAGCGATCAGCGGATGTATTTCCTTGGCCAGTTGCATTTTATCGGCGAAGGCTTTCTCCTGGCTTACCGATGGCGGCTCTGGATTCGCCCTGGCTGCGTTTTTTTCCATCGGCGTGTGTGATTTCATGTTTTTTTTATCCTCGAAGTATACAACGGGCCAGAGCCCTTTCTTGATCCACGTTTCAAGGTCTGTCCCTGCCGCGTATGCTTCGCCGGGATCCTTGCCTATTGGTACGGGCCAGCGCTCGCATTTATCGCCGAACTTTTCTGACCACCATTTATTGGCCCGTTTTGCGGCGTCCTTGCCGCCGCCTTCATCGCCGTAATCCAAGGCATTCAGTATCTGGGTTGCGTTTTTTAATACCTGATATGCGGCGGCGTCGGGTTTCCCCTCTAGGGTTCCCGTGGCGACGGATCCGGCCAGTGTCGTGGATGACGCGCACGCGATGGCGTCCAGTTCACTTTCAACGAGGACGAATGCTTTGCGGTCCGTCTCCAGCGCCATCGTTGATGACGATGATCCTGGAACAATATAATAGCGCGGTTCACCTTCCGATCGGCGGATCCTTACGCGCTGGATGATCCCATTAACCGTGCAAGGTATAACCAGGCCGATCGGCAGCCACAACATTCGCGGCTTCCCGTTTTCTTTTTTCAATTCAGACAATCCCCATGATGTACGCGCCCGGAAGAGGTCTTTGCCGTTTTCGCCGGGATTCCAGCCGAGGCGTGCGGCTTCGGCGGCTGCCTGGTTGATTCCACGGGATGCGAGCCAGTCAAGCTGCGCCTGGTTGTTTTTTAATTGCTCTTGTGCCCAGGCAATAAATTTGCCGGCCTTTACTTGCCATAATTCTTCCGGCGTCTCCGGTTCACGCGGCTGGAATTCTCGCGGCGTCGTGTCTGTTGGCTTATATGATTTTTCTTCCATCTTGATATTAAGATAATCACAGGCTTCTTTGAATGTTTTTCCCTCAAAGTCTCTTAAGAATTGAATCGCGTCGCCTCCCTTTCCACAGGATCGACACCAGTAAGTCCCCTGTCCGGCGTTTTGTTGAGGCCACACATGGAAGCGGTTTTTTCCACCACACCAAGGACACGGACCTTGCCATTCGCCGCCTTTAGTACTGGCAACTTTCTTAAGTTTTGTGTGTTGTTCGACGATGTCAATGACGTTCAAAAAAGCCTCCCTGTTCTTCCTTTCTTCTCTCTCTTTTTTATCTATTTAATTTGATTACAATAATTATAATTTATATACTCCCCGTCCCTTACTTACAGGGAGGGAAGGTTTAACCTATAGCAACACCTAAAAATTTTTACATGCTGGAACATCGCTTAAGCATAAACCCTCCCTGTTCCTCCCTGTTCATTCCATGATGTCGCTTAAGCGCAATCCGTGGTACACGATTACGCCATCGGACTTGTTTTTTTCAAATTTTTGGCTCAGTTGCTTACCAAACCAAGCGCCGCTAGGTTCGTTCTTACCGTGGTTGTCGTGGTACCATCGAACAAACCGGTTGTATAAGTGGGAGCCGCGTTCTTTGGCCAGCGGTTCACGCGCGCAACATTCATCGACGAAGTCTCCGATCATATCTTCGTTTTCACGATATTTTGCCGTCGCTTCTGTGACTACAACCGGCGGCTTTAATCCGTCGCGCTGCCACTTTAGGCAGCCTTCAATGAGCCAGCCCAAGATCTTCCAATATTCAGTTTTGAGTTTTTCGCGCAGTTTTAGATCAGCGCGGCGTTCATGCGGCTCGCGCGGATCCCGGTTGACATAGGAAATGTTAAACGGGATAAGATGGACGCGCTCCCAAAAAGAGCGGTCGTTGGGCGGAGCTTGTGGCTGGTAGTTTGTTTCCAGGATGAGCGTGTGCGTCGGATGAAATCGGATAGGGCGCTTATCATTGGGCCAGCGGCCGATCAGCTCGTTATTGCCCGTGTACCATTTAATTTTGGAGGCAGAGAAACGTTGATTTTCGTCGGTCTCCGAAGCGAAGGCGATGCGTAGGCCCTTCAGTGACATAACGTCGGGGCTGGGACCTGACGCGGACTTAGCGATCTTTTGGCTAAGCAACATTTCAGACGGGATCGGCGCGGCCATGTCGCCCAAAATTGTCTTGACGGTTTCCAGAATAAGCGAGCGGCCGTTCCAGCCGGACTTTCCGTAAAATATCGGGAAAATCTTTTCATAAGAATGCCCGGTAATAGCATACCCAAAAAGACGCTGGATATATTCAACAATTGACCGGTCGTCATCCGGGCCTTCGCAATTGTGCATTTGACAGAGAGATTTTATCCAGAGTTCTGGTGGGTCATCAATGCCTCGATATTCGATCGGACTGGCGGCGCTCAAATAATCGCCAGGGCGGCCTTGTTTTAGCTTCCCGGTCTCCAGATCAATGACGCCATTTGCGCACGGGAAGAGCATCTGCTTGTTGTCGAATTCAGCACCAGATATTGCTAGAGAATTTTCAACTGTATGGGCGAAATCGAGACATTGCGCACGTCGCGTCGACCCCCGGAGCTGCCTCGCGCGTTCTGTTAGTTTCTCGCATTGTGTGTAGAGCTGTCGAGTTTCATCTTTATCGGCGCCGTCAGCGGCCTTTGTGGAAATTTCTTTCGATAGGCGCCAGTATTCATCTTTATATTTCTGGGCGACCCTTTCGACAGCTATCGACGACTCGTCCATAATGTCCATGCGCCAATGGTGCTGATCCCAAACGTACCACTCGCGCTGCCCCTTACAAAAAAGAAATTTCCCGGCGAATAGCTTATTGAAAAGTAGGGCGTCGCCTTTTGAGTTTTCGTGAAGACACCGCATGATGAAGTTACTGGAAATTTCGTCGACGGCTTCTGTCTCCGGTTTTGTTTTTTCCGCGTCAACTCGTTCCGTAACGGTTTTTATGATATCGGATTCCATTTATCCGCTCCAAAAATTATTCTATATCTGACCAAATATCGCGGTTTTGCCACCCGTATGGAAACAACCGCTGGGAAGGACCCGCCGCAGTTTTAGTGTCACAGAGATAGTTGGCTTGAAATCTTTAGTAAAGGGATGCGCCGCTTTCATGTTGATCACTTCTTTTCATCATGCGTCGTGCCGACACTTACCGCTTGTTCAATCACTTTCTGAGCG